ATAGGTCAGCACCTCCCCGAGTTTCCGCACAATGTCGGCGGCCTGGGCCTGGTCGAGCATGACGTGCGTGATGTTGCGGCCGTCCTCGATCCAGGCCTGAACCGTGTTGCCCATTCGGACTATTTCTGTGTGGAGGTGTTCGCCTCCGATGCTTTGCATAGCCATACCGTTTCCCCTTGGTTGGGGCGGCTGGGGGCCCGACCTGGTCGGGCTCGTCCGCTTGTAGCGTGTGGGCCCCAGCCGCCGTGTGTTTACTGTATTCCCTCGATGTGACCTAGCAAGCCGAGCACGGCCAGGAAACCGAGCATGGCTGCCCACGCGGTTACGCGCAGTCTTTGACTTTCGCCCCGATTGTCAGGGCGTGAATCGAGCTCCAATGGTGTTTCCCCTTTCCTTTCCAGTAGGTCCGCCAAAATACGGCATCCTGTACGGCTGGCGGGGCTTTATAGGCCCTGTCATCCGCGTATTCCTCATACCCGGCCAAAGTTGCGTAGTGCTCCCAGGTCGGTTGTATGAACTGATAGGCGCCTGATCCGTAGCGCCCGTTTGACCGGTAGTTCCCCCGTGACTCCCGCCACATGACGCATTTGCGGAATGGTTCCGCCTCGGCGACATACCAGCGGCCCCGATAGGTGCTGTCGGGGATCTGGTTCGGGCCTGTTGCGAGGACCGCCGCTAGGACGGCCACCTCGATCACGCGTCCTGCACGGATCGCAGGACCGTCACGTTTCGCCCCGCAGGGTGACGCCGGACGGCTTCGACGCTTGCCCGTACTAGCCGGGCGTGGCCTCCTGGTGTTCGGTGGCCTTCTATCACTCCTGCCTCGAAGTACCGGCCGACTGTGTCGGTCGATACGCCGAGTATGCGGGCAGCTTGCCCGGAGGATAGGTACTCGTGTTCGCTCATCGTTTCCCCTTTCCAGGATCGACGTTAGCGGGTTTCATTTGTTTGGCGCGAGCGACGCGCCGTGTCCTCGAAATACCAATCGAGGTCGGGCTCCTCTGGTTTCCCTATTTCGGTTGTGAACCCTAACGATATCGGGGCGGTTTTTTCCTCCTGATCCTCGACCTCGACGGTGACGGCGGCCGATACCCCGGCGATAGTCAGCAGGAGGGACCGCAGGGACCGCAGGCTGATAGGCCCGTCATATTCGACGGTCACCTCGCCCACGGTTATTTTCACCACGGCCGGGCGGCCTCCTCGGCTATGAGGGCGTAGCCGATGACGTCGATGTAGTGGTCGCGGTCGTAATGCCTGGATCTGGCTAGTTTTTGGAGTAGGTTGCAGATGGCTACCTGGGCCGGTGAGATTTCCCGACCTAGGTATGCCGCCCAAAGTTGGGCCGTGCGCTGCATGGTTTCCTGGGCGTCCCCGTGTGTTACGGCCCTGGGGCCTGTTATGGCTTGTATGGCTTGTATGGCAATTTTGTCGTCGATCATGCGTTCCCCTTAGATTGGTCGTGTCTGCCCCGAGGGTAATACTTTGGACCAGGCGCCACATCGGCAAATCACTTTGGCGTAAGCTGATGTTTTCGTCGTGGTGATCCCGGCCGGTGTGAGCTCCCGGGATCCGCACGCCGGGCACGTGGTCACATCCCCCGACCATAGCCCGGCGTGTGGCATTTTGAGCCAGGGTTGCATAACTCGAAACAGGAGCTCGGTCACTAATACGTCCTGTTTGTTGTAGGCGCGGAACTTTGTCCAGGCTTTGTCATCCTCGTCGAGGACACGTTTCCAGAGCTGTGCGACCCCGGTTTCGAGCTTCGAGGGCAGGCCGAGGGCCTCCGTGACGTAGCCGAGCCGGTTGGATGCGAACTTATAGCGGCCCTTTATGGCCCGGTACAGGTCAATGTCATGCCAGGGTGACGGGGGCGGGTAGCCGTTCTCGATGAATGTTTTCAGGATGATGGGCAGGTCGTGGCCCTTGCCGTTGTACGTGATGACCAGGTCGGCCTGGTCGAGGAGCTGCCAGAGGTCGTCGAGCATTTCCTCGACGGAGTCGTGGTATTCGGACCTGAACAGGATTGGTCTTTGGTCGAGCCATTTGGCGGCCCAGCAGAGCATCCGGGCCGGTTCGATGATTTTGTCGGGCGTGATGTTGGCGCCCCATAGGTCGTAGGTTCTGACTAGGTGGGGGCTGTTTTCGATATCGAGGGTCAGGATCCTGGGTCGACCAGGTTCCCTCGGTTTCGACACGGCCGGGCTACTTCCCGAGTATCGGTAGCGGGAAAGGCCGTCGGCCCGTGACGAGTTTCACGTTTGTGAAGCTGACGTGGATGTGGTGGTGGTGGCCGTACCCGGATCCGCGCCACGTCCAATAGGTGGTCGGGTATGTGCCCGACGCGATTTGGCCGTCGTACACGACGTACTTGAGTCGGTCGGATCCTGGGGCCCCGGACCGGGCGTATTCGACGAGCTGGTCCGCTAGGGCCCTGGCGGCGCGTCGTGAAAGTCTTTCGCTCCACGGGACTAGGTGCGCGTCAATATCGAGGGCGTGTACCCATCCGCGTGCGTCCGGGTTGTGGTCCGATTTCCGGGCCCTGTGAGCTCGATCGCCAATCCAACCGTCCGAAGCCTTATTCCTCGACGGAAAACGCTTATTTACCTGGTCGCGGAGCTTTACCCCGGCTGCCACTAGGCGGGCCACTATTCGCCCTCGATCTCGATTTCGGCACTATCGGCGATATCGCTAGGCCGCGGACTCAGGTTTGCCAGGGCGGTGATGGGCGCCGCCAGGCCGAGCACGGCAGTTACCAGGGCCAGCCATAGCGGTGCCGACTCGGCTGAGATGACGTCGTAAGCCACTAGGAGGGCCATAGCGGCCACGGCAGCCGTGTAGAGGTACTTTCGGGCCTCTCGGGTGATTAGGCGGTCCACGGGGCTCCTAGCGGTTGTGGTTGTCGATGTGGTGGTCGAGCCGGTTTCTGAGGTCGCGTACTTCCAGCTCCGTGCGGGCCCATAGATCCCGGGCCGAGTTGCCGCCGTTGGGCCGGAACTCGGCCGAGATTGCGCCGACTTCTCGCCTGATTACCCACATGAGAGCTCCCAGGATAATGCCGAGGATGGTTAGCAGGCCGACGATGACGCCGACGAGTTCAGCGGGCTCCACGTCACTTGGCGGCCGCCGCCATTTTGGCGAGCGTGATTGCGCGGGCCTTGTCCCGTGCGGATTCCGGCTTAGGCTTCGTGGCCTTTTTGGGCTTCGGTGTTTCGGTTTCCTCGATTGCTTGCTCGGTCATGATTCCTCGATTTCGATTGGTTGCGGACTAATGAACTGGTCTAGGTCGGCGTCGTAGCGGTCACCGATACCGGGATACTTCCCGCGCCGAGCACCCAAATAGGAACAGTCCAGCCATGTTCCTGGCAGTCCAATGGCGTTGCAGTATTCGGTCACGTTGGCGTCGTCGTCATCCATGAAAGGGATCACGATAACGTCACGGACGATGCCGTCCTCGACGCGGGCCGCGTGTGCGTTGTGGTATGTCATTAGGTCCTCACTCGGATGATTACGACGCCGGAGCCGCCGTTGCCGCCCTTGTTTCCAACGGTAGCCGTGCCACCACCACCACCTGATCCGGTATTCGTTGAGCCCGGATTGTTGCCTCCACCGTTGCCACCAATACCTGAACCACCGGCACCATTAGTGGTACTGCCAAAGCCGCCACCACCGCCGGACCGTGTAACAGACGAACCTGTGAAACTATTGGCCTTGCCTGCACCGCCAGCGCCACCCGTTCCACTCCCAGTAGCGGCGGCACCAGCACCACCAGCACCGCCACCACCACCGGCTGACAAGCCAGATGCTCGTTGCCCAGCACCACCGTTATTGCCGTAGTCAGTTATCCCTGAACCGCCCACGCCGTCTAGTGATGCGCCGCCACCAGATCCGCCATTCTTTCCGTAATCTTGGTCGGTCTGATCACCACCGCCGCCGCCACCGCCGGGTGACAATAAGAAACCGAGTCGGCTTGATGTGCCATTGTTTCCACTTTGCCCATTACCTGCGGTGCTTGCCGGGCTTACGCCTCCGGCGCCGACTGTGACGGTGTGTGTGGCTGCGGGCAAATAGACGTTACTAATCTCTAGATGCGCACCAGCGCCGCCGCCGCCGCCGTAACCTTCCCCGCCACCTCCCCCTCCCCCGACGACCAACACGTCCGCGAAACCCGCCTCCGTGACCGTTAGCGTTCCTGAGGCCGTATACGTTATGTATTTCCAGTTGTCGCCGCCGCTGCTGTAGGTGCCGGTTGCGGCGTCGCTGAAGTTAGCGTTACCGACAC